GCATCGAGCCGCCCAGGCCGCCGCCGGTTCGCACGGTCGGGGCATCGAGCCGCCCAGGCCGCCGCCGGTTCGCACGGTCGGGGCATCGAGCCGCCCAGGCCGCCGCCGGTTCGCACGGTCGGGGGTGCCGGCCACGTCGAGCCGCCGCCGGTTCGCCCGGTCGGGGGTGCCGGCCACGTCGAGCTGCCGCCGGTTCGCCCGGTCGGGGCATCGAGCCGCCCAGGCCGCCGCCGGGTTTCCACGCTCCGGGGTGCGCGCTGGTTTCCACGCTCCGGGGGCGCCGGTTTCCCCGGTCGGGGTTGCGCGGGTTTCCACGCTCGGGGGGTTGTGTCCAGTGTGCGCCGGCCATGATCGTCTGCCGTCCCTCACGCCCCTGCCGGGGCTGCCGTGGTGCCGTCCCTCACGCCCCTGCCGGGGCTGCCGCTGTGCCGTCCCTCACGCCCCTGCCGGGGCTGCCGCTGTGCCGTCCCTCACGCCCCTGCCGGGGCTGCCGTGGTGCCGTCCCTCACGCCCCTGCCGGGGCTGCCGTGGTGCCGTCCCTCACGCCCCTGCCGGGGCTGCGCATGATCACGCCCCGCGGGGCATGAAATCCCGCGGGGCGTGATGCTCGATGCGCGCCCGGTTCAGTGGATTCCGATCACAACCGGCAGCGGCATGATGTACCGCCCGTCGTCGCGCTGCGCCCCGCATGCATGCCCCGCGCCCGTGCATGTGCCGCATGTGCCGGGGCATGAGAACACTTTGCCGATGCCGGCAGCCTCCGCGGCAGCCCTCACCGCGCGATGGTAGGCGGGATCATCGTACCGCGCGTAACCTCGGGCAAACTCCCCCACAACCGGCAACGCGAGAAAGTCGCCCCGCACGAACGGCAGCGCCCGCAACCGGGCGCGGAATGCCGTGTCATCGTCATCGATGCCACCGGATGACAGGTTCAGTGCGTAGTTAGACGGCACATGCCCCGCGAGCTTCTCGATGATCGCCCACGACTTGGAATACCCGTAGCATGCGACGTCGGGGCGCTGCCGGAGGAGATTGAACCAAAACAGCGCGGTCCCCTCCGAGTCAAAATCTCCGTCAACGTAGAGGCGGAATGTGATGCCCTGCGGAAGCGCCTTGAATGCATCGATGATGGCGCGACGGTTGAACCGCAGGAGGAGCGTATTCATGCACTGCCGCAGGAATGCCGCAGGGTAGCGCCACGCCCGGAGCGAGTAGCAAAACGCCGTGCCCAACTCGGGCGACCCGCCCCGCTCCGAGATTCCCGCGCATGCCCCGGCGCCGGGGCACGTCACAATCGGGAGGGTTGAGAACGCCACGAATGGCAATTTGACGTTACCCTCCTCGGCGAAGATTTCATGCGGCAGGCTGCCGGCATCGAGGGCGCGGGCGAACCTGATCAGGAAGTATTTCCACGTCCCACGGGCGCGGGCGCCGCCGCGGATGCGCCGCGCCATCGCGCGGGCTGCCGCGGCAGCATCCGAGAGGCTGCCGCATTCCATGCAAAGCTTGGCGAAACGGAATGCCTGAGCGCGAGTCACTGTCGGCCGATATGCTGCTGATTTCATGCTGTTTTCCTCGAAAATTTGGATATAGGGGGGAAACGTCCAGTGGGGAGATTCAATCGAGCGAGGGGACGATGCGGTAGAGCTTTTCAGCCCGCTCCGCGCGGGGCGTGAAATCGTGCCGCGCCAACTCGATGATGCCGCGGGAAACCCGCCCGAAACCCTGTAGCCTGATTAGGCTATTGTCGCCCCACGTCGCCACGATTTCGCCAACGGCGCTGCCGTCCGAAAGCTTTTCGACAGTGTGCCGCGTTGTCGTGATTTCAGCATATTCCGTCATTTTCAATCCCTCCGAGTGTCGCGGGGCGACGTGCCCCGCATGCGTGAAACATAGCCCGCAACCGGACTGCGTCAAGTGTATATCGTCAACCCCGCGGAAAATATTCAATCCGCCCCGGATGGACACTTGGTAATTGAGAATCGCCGCCCCGCCATCGCCCCCCAAAAACTCCACCCCACACGGGAGGGGGGGGTATACGCTTGTGCAGTCGCCGACTATAGACCGCACGCCTACCGTCGAGCGTGTTTGCCAGAGTACAGCCAATTCGCTCCCCGCCACTCCTTTGCGGCCGTCTAGGCTGTTCGCCTAGACTTAGGGGCATGGCGAAAGGTCCGGCACCACTACCGAAGCACATACTCAAAATGCGTGGCTCGCGACAGGCCGAGACGCGCGAGGAGCTTGGCACCAAGGTGGACGTTCTGCCCGAGCCGCCGGAGTGGATGCGTGATTCGGCGAAGACGATGTTTCGCCAAGTCTGCCAGTTCACGCTGGATATGGGCACCCTGGCCCAGTCCGACCAGCAGGTGATCGCCCGCTACGCGATCGTCTGGGATAAGTGGCAAGAGGCCGAGAAACACCTCGCGAAAGCCGATTCCGGCTGGGTCGAGGTTCTGGCCCCCGACGGCTCTCTGCGGTTCAGCCGGCCGAGCCGCTGGCAGGCCCAGAGCAACCATTGCCACGAGCAGTTGCGGCAGTTGGAAACCGTCCTGGGGCTGACCCCGGCCGACCGCACCCGCCTGGGGTACGGCGCCGTGAAGGTCGTCAACGACCCAGTGGACGCAATGTTTGATGACACGGCGACGGGTTGATATTCGCGAGTTTGCTAGGCTCCTCAAGCACACAGAAAGCCCTTTTACGGGGCAGCCTTTCGTGCCGGAGCCTTGGCAGGACGAGTACCTCGACCGCCTGTTCAACACCCTCCGGCCCGACGGCCGCCGGCAGTATCAGCGGAGCCTACTGGCCCTGCCGCGGAAGCAAGGTAAGACGGCCATGTGCGCCGTCATCGGCGCCTACGAGGGGTTCTTCGGCGAGGCCGGCGGCCAGATTCTCATCGCGGCCGGCGACCGGAAGCAGGCCAGCCTCCTGTTTACGGCGTGCTCGCGTTACATCGAGTCCTGCCCCGGCCTGCTCAAGCGGTGCAAGATATACAAGAACTCGATAGTAATACCTAACACCAAGAGCGTGATCCAGTTCCTCTCCAGCGAGCACAAGGGCAAACACGGCTACAATCCGAGCCTGGTGGTGGTGGACGAATATCACGTCCAAACCAGCCGCGATCTGGTCGATGTGCTGGAATCGGGTATGGGCGCCAGAGCCGAGCCGCTCGTCATCTATGTGACAACGGCAGGCATGGACCGCGTCGGGCCGTGTTATGACGAGTGGCAGCGGGCGATCAAGGTCAGGGACGGAGTCATCGACGACCCCACCTTCCTGCCGTGCGTGTACCAGGCCGAACCGGACGACGACCCCTACGAGGAGGCCACCTGGCGGAAGGCCCAGCCGAACTACCTCGTCACGACCCGCAAGGAGTTCATGGAGCGCGAGGCCGCCCTAGCCCGCGAGTCCGTCGCCCAGGAACTGAAGTTCCGCACCCTCTACCTGAACCAGTGGTGCAGCAACGGGGCCAACAAGTTCTTCAGGACAGGCCAGTTTGAGGCGTGCGGCCAGCCGCTGCGGCCCCCGGCCGGGCGGCCCTGCTACTGCGGCCTCGACCTCTCGAGCACGCAGGACACGACGGCGTTCGCCGCCGTCTGGCCCGGCCTCGACGAGTTCGGCAACCCCGACGGCACCTATGACGCGATGGCGCACGTCTTCATCCCTGAGAAGAACATCGACCGCTCCGAAGCCCCCTATCGTCAATGGGCGAAGGACGGGTTTTGTACAATAACTGAAGGAGACATTACGGATTACGATGTTGTTCGCGACTACGTCCTCTCGTTTTGCGAGGAGAACGTGGTCCGCGGCGTCGCAATCGACCGCTGGAATGCGACCCATATCACGACGCAACTCGTCAACGAGGGCGTCGATGTGAAGCCGTATGGACAGGGGTATGCCTCCATGAGTTCCGCCACGAAGATGCTCGAGGCAACTGTCATCAGCCAGCGTCTCCGGCACGGCGGAAACCCGCCTTTGACGCTCCACACAAGCAACCTTCAGGTGCGGCAGGACGATGCCGGCAACATTAAACCCACGAAGAGCAACTCAAACTCGACGAGCCGCATTGACGCTGCCGTCGCCCTGATCATGGCGCTGGGCCTCGCAAGTGCCGAGGTCAAAGGGATCGACGAAGACCCGCAACTGGTGGTGTTCTAAGTGGCAGAAACCGAATACGCCGAGGCCGGCGACCTCTACGAGATGCGGGCCAGCCTCTCCAGAGTCTTCGAGGAAATCGTCGAGAGCAGGAAGGGCGCCGCCGGCGTCTACGTCTCGCCGGAGTCGAGCCTCCGCTGCTCGGCCGTCCTCAGTTGCATCCGGGTGCTGGCCGAAAGCATGGCCGCCATGCCGTTCAACGTGTATCGCAAGATACCCGGCGGCGGCAAGGAAATCGCCGAGGATCACCCCCTTCAGGACGTTCTGGCCTACCAGCCGAATGACTGGATGACGAGCTTCGAGTGGCGGGAGTGGATGACCAGCCAGATGCTCCTTTGGGGCAACGCCTACTCGCTGATCCGCCCCGGCCGCCGCGGCAGCGTGGATCAACTCATCCCGCTCCACGCCTCCCGCATGGAGATCGTCCGGCTCGAGAACGGCCGGCTTCAGTACCAGTACCGCGAGGACGGCAAGCCGACGCCGACGAACTACCGCCAGGATCAGATTTTCCACCTGCGATGGCTCTCGAGCGACGGCGTGACGGGCTACGTCCCCACGACGCTCTCGCAGGACGCGATCGGCTTGGCGCGGGCGACGGAACTGTACTCGTCCTCATTCTTCTCGAACGGCGCGCAGAGTGGCACCTATATCGAGACGGATCAGCCCTTCAAGCCCGAGGCCATCCAGCGGTTCAAACAGCAGTGGGACGACGCCCACCGCGGCCCGATGAAAGCGTTCGGAACCGTGGTCATGCCCCACGGATTCCACAAGAAGA